CTCGGGCAAGTTTGAAAAGCAAACCGTATTTCCATCCAAAATTGACTATACAATTGCGATGGAAAGTGTCCATGCCACCTGAATCTGTCATCTTTTCAGCAGCAAGGACGTTCTTTTCAATAATGAAACGAGCATATGTTGAAGTTTCACGAATTAATGCTTCACGCATTTTATTATCTTCGAAAAGTGCAGCTCGAACAGTAGCAACGTAAGCACATTTCTTGTTCACACAGTCCGTACAATCACGAATATGCGGTATTATCTGACGGACTTCAGTTGAACGAACGTACCATTCATTGGTAACATCAATGTAGAATTGAACCATTTCATTTGAAAAGGCTCGATATTCCCATTCCTCGTGGTCACCTTCGAAAAGTTTGTAAGGTCCAACCTGTGAAAAGAAAGTATGGATCCTTCCCCATTCCAGGGAATGTGGATTCATACCAACAAGTATCCCTGATCTCCATTTACTTTCAGCAATCTGTTCAAGGAAAGCTCCCATATATTTCTTCATAGTACAATAATGGTTATAAGGAACAGCTTGTGGTATGCGTGTTTTACAAAGTTCAACTTTCTCAATAGGTCGCAACTCGTCTTTTAGAAATGCACCACAATAAGTAATGCCATGACCTCCAGCACGCAGAACAGCTTCTGTTTCCACCATAAGTTGTCGTGTGGCAGGTGTCCATCGAATTCTTCCGTTTTCACCAATCTCATGCAGATCCCACTTGCCTCGTATTCCAGTACGGTCTACACCAAGTGGCCCTGCGGATTTCGACATCCTTACAGCAGGTGTATATCTCCAAATAGGCTTCCCCATTATAATTTCATCTTCACTCAACAATTTTGGGGGAACATTATATTCAAAAGTGGACATAAAAAGGTCCTTAACTTCCGAAATGATCTCTTTTCCAAGCTCTTCATACATGCCTTGTCTTTGTTTTATCTTGGCAAGACAGTTGTTAACAGGCGAAAGTTCTGTACCATCAGGTAGACGTCTTGGTCGCATCGCAGCAGGCTTCATTTTAGAAACATAGCCTTTATAGGCATAGTAATTATGAATCTTGCTTTGAAGGATTTGTGTTTTGGAATTCATCCTGACATAAAGTTGTTTACCGTTAATATCCTTAGGCATGTCACCTATATGT